AATAGAATATTAGATAAAGGAATAAGTTATGCCAGATACAACCGATTTACTTGGTCTAGCCATTGATAAGAATCCTGTAGATTTTGCTGATGCATTTGATGCTATTCTACGAGATAAGGCTATTACTGCTCTTGAAAACAAGAAGATTGAACTTGCTCAGAGCATTTATGGTGAACCAGAAGATACCGACGATCTTGATGATGTAGATTTTGACACTGACGATCTTGATGATTTGGATTTAGATCTTGATGATCTTGATCTAGACGATTTGGACTTAGATTCAGATTACAGCGAGGATACTGATGAAGACGCTTAAAGATTTGTTCGAAATTTATCGACCTAAAGCTAAAGGCGAACAAGATTTCGTCGACAAGCATGTAGTAATCAAACACAAAGATCGCAACGGAAACGGTGATGATGTATTTACGGGTAACACTAAAGTAGTAGACCGTAAGAAGAATCGCCAAGGTTATGACACCGGTGCTGACGAGAAAGTCTACGAAGAAGTAGAAGAGCTTGATGAAGCTGTAAGTGTTTCACATGATCGCTATCTTCGTAGTCATGGCAAGAAAGCTTCAGGCTCTGGTGCATGGATCTTCACGCATAAGAAAAATGGCAACATCGATCTTAATGATGATAAGGTTTCACACATAGGCAAGGGTAAGTTTAGCGATGCAGCTAAAACTGCTAAGGACTGGGCTAAAAAGCATGGTCATAGCACAATTTATGTTGCCGAAGAACATGCAGATGAAATGCTACGCAATTCTATTTTAGAAATGGCAGAGCTTGAAGGTGAAGATCTTACCGAAGAGGCCATTGATACTCTAGTAGAAGCAATGCTCGATGAGCTTTCAAAAGGCACACTAGCTTCATACATTAATAAAGCAATTCCTACTATCCATAATAAAGCATATAATGCTGGAAAAACGGAAGGTTCAGGAAAAGGATATGATGTCAAGAATATTGTTGGTAGTGTTATGCGTCAACATAATGTAGATAAGGCACTTAAAAAACTTACCAAGGAAGATGTAATCAACCGCGCAATTGAGAAATATGTTGTTAGTGAAGCAGAACTTCCAACTCCAGAGGATCGCCTAGTTGCTAAGCTTGATGGTCTTTCAGAGACTCACGTTAGTACTCTTCTAACCGTATTTAATAGTCTCAACGAAGATAATCAGATGAAGATGTTGTCTACTGCGGAAACACAGGAAGGTGTTCTAAGTCTTCTTGATTTTGCCATTCAGAATAAAGGAGCTTAAATATGCCAGCAGCATTGCCAAGCGGCGCAAGAATGGTTGCAAATAGAAAGAATCTTTCCGCTACATTACATTTTACAGCTAACGCAACAATTACCATTGCAGGAAATAATTCCGTAAGCCATATTGCAACTGGAAATGAAGTTATTTCAGGAGCATATATTACTCAGGTGTGGCACGGAAGTAGGTCACAGTGGATAGTAAAGCGAGGAGCAAATACCGTAGGAGTCTTTGATTCGTCGTCATATAACGATTTTGCGGGAAATGGAAATTCCCTTGTACTTGATCCATCAGCAACACTAGTTGTTTCATTGGATCCTTCTGTAGCAGATGGATACCTTATGATAGAATTGCAAAAAGTAGGACCGTTTAATTCTGACGGATACACTCTACCATAAAGGAAACTAGAATGAAGCTTATTACAGAAACATTCGAGGACGTTCAATACGTCACAGAAGCAAAGGAAGATGGAGGAAAGAACTTCTATATTGAAGGCATTTTTCTTCAGTCTGCAATTAAAAATCGTAACGGTCGTATGTATCCAGAACATGTAATGGACAAGGAAGTTGCTCGTTACATGAAAGAAGCAGTTGATACCAAGACTGCTATGGGTGAACTTGGTCACCCAAACGGACCACAGATTAATCTAGATCGCGTATCACATCGTATCGTTTCACTTCGTAAAGAAGGTACAGACTATATCGGTAAAGCTATGATTACTAACACACCAATGGGTAATATTGCCAAAGGTATTATGGAATCTGGTGCTAGACTTGGTGTGTCTTCACGAGGTATGGGTTCACTAAAACTCAATAAAGAAGGCGTAAACGAAGTTCAGGACGATTTCAGATTAGCTACTGCGGCTGATATTGTTGCAGATCCTTCTGCTCCTAATGCTTGGGTTAATGGTATTATGGAGTCTGTCGACTGGGTCTATGATGATAGACTTGGATGGAAAGCAGTTCAGATTATTGAAGATGCAAAGAAGAGTATTAATGCCGCTGTAGCATCACGTTCATTGACTGAAAGCACAAAATTAAGAATGTTTGAATCATTTTTAAATAAAATTTCAAAAATCTAATAAAGATAAATAAGTATAATAAATTATCCTAAAGGAGTTACAAATGGAAGAAAATGAAATCATTGAAGGTGCTGATGGCAATATCCAAGAGGTTGCGGCTGTTGACACCCTTAAGCCTGGCGCTGGTTCAGGTGGTACAGAATCCAAGGCAGAAATGCTAGCTACATTTACATCACTTCTTGCTCAGCTTGGCAAGGAAGATCTTTCAAGCATTTTTGATGCCGTTCAGGCTCAGTATGGTGCTAATAAAGCTCCAGGTGCAGTTGATTATTCAGCACAGAATGCTGCTTCACATGACATGAAGCCATCAGCTGCTGTTGGTACTGGTGCGTGGAAGGAAGACATTGACGCTATGTTTAGCGAAGGTGAAGATCTTTCAGAAGAGTTTAAGGAAAAGACTTCAGTGATTTTTGAGGCTGCTCTTGCAACTCGTCTAAATCTTGAAGTTGCTCGTCTTGAAGAAGAGCTAGAAACAATTACAACCGATCTTGAAGAGCAGTTCAACGAAGCACTTGAAGAAAAGTCTGCTGAAATGTTTGAAGATCTTTCAGGTAAGCTTGATCAGTATCTTGACTATGTAGTTGAGCAATGGATGGAAGAAAATCAGCTTGCAGTTGAAAATAGCCTCCGTGCTGATATTGCAGAAGACTTCATTAAGGGTCTACATAATTTATTTGCCGAGCATTATATTACTGTTCCAGATGAGCAGATTGATCTTGTTGCAGAAATGAAGGCAGAAAATGAAGAACTTAAAGCTAAGCTAAATGAGTCTATTGATTCAAAGCTTGAACTTGAAAATGTTCTTAACGAGGCAGTAATTGAAGCAACACTTGATGACGTTTCAACTGGTCTTGTAGAAACTCAGATTGAAAAGTTCCGTACTCTAGCTGAAGGCATTGAGTTCACTGATGCCGACACATACAGAAGAAAGCTTGAAATTATCAAGGAAAGTTATTTCTCTGGTAAGAAAGCTTCATCACCTTCAACCGGTCTAATCACTGAAGAAATTGATGGCACCGATGATTCACTAACCGAAGAAACTGTACCAGCAAATATGCAGAAGTATGTACAGGCAATTTCTAAAACAATTTCAAAATAAATAAAAATATAAATAAAGAATAGCTTAAATAAAAAGCTAAAATTTTATGGAGAAGAAAACAATGTCATATTTAAATGAAGAAATTCAAAATAAGTGGAAGGCTATCATCGAGCATGCTGATCTTCCAACAATTAAGGATGCACACAAGCGTTCAGTAACTGCACAGATTCTTGAGAATACTGAGAATGCAGTTCGTGAAGCTCGCGCTGCTATGTCAGGTGGTTTCCTTGGTGAAGCTGGTCCAACCAACTCAATTGGTAACCCAGACTCAACAAATGCTGGTGCAATTGATACTTTTGATCCAGTACTTATCTCACTAGTTCGTCGTGCAATGCCAAACCTCATTGCTTATGATGTTTGCGGCGTTCAGCCAATGACAGGTCCAACCGGACTTATCTTCGCAATGCGCGCACGTTATGCTAACCAGACAGGTTCTGAAACCTTCTACAACGAAGTTAATACAGGTCAGTCTGCACGCGGTGGTGCAAATGGTCAGTACACAGATACTGCTGCTTCATCTGCAACTGGTCTTGGTGGTGCAATCGGTAACGTTGGTACTTCACCAGCTGCTTCAAACAACGCTGGTAACAGTGCATATAACTTTGCTGCTGGTCTTAACACTTCATTCACTGAAGGTCTAGGTAACTCACCATCAGTATTCCCAGAAATGGCATTCTCAATCGAGAAGGTTACCGTTTCTGCTAAGACACGTGCTCTAAAGGCAGAATACTCACTAGAACTCGCTCAGGATCTAAAGGCAATCCACGGTCTTGATGCTGAAACAGAACTAAGCAATATTCTTTCTGCAGAAATTCTTGCTGAAATTAACCGTGAAGTTATCCGTTCAATCGTTATCACTGCTAAGCAGGGTGCAGAATCCGGTACAACAAATGCTGGTATCTTTGACCTTGACACAGACTCCAATGGTCGTTGGTCCGTTGAAAAGTTCAAGGGTCTTATGTTCCAGGTAGAGCGTGAAGCTAACGCAATCGCTAAGGGTACAAGACGTGGTAAGGGTAACATCATCATCTGTTCATCAGATGTTGCTTCTGCCCTTCAGATGGCTGGTGTTCTTGACTACGCTCCTGCTCTAAACAGCAATAACCTACAGGTTGACGATACAGGCAATACCTTCGCTGGTGTTCTTAACGGCCGTCTCCGCGTGTACATTGATCCATATGCTGGTTCAAACTACATGGTTGTTGGTTACAAGGGTTCAAGCGCATTTGATGCTGGTATTTTCTACTGCCCATACGTTCCACTTCAGATGGTTCGTGCGGTTGATCCTAACACATTCCAGCCAAAAATCGGCTTCAAGACACGTTACGGCATGGTCGCAAACCCATTTGCTGAAGGTCTTAATGCTGGTCTTGGTACACTTACACAGGATTCTAACAACTATTACAGAAGAATAATTGTTCAGAATCTCATGTAATTTGGGTTTATATAACCAAAAACTTAACTACTTACTGGAGGGGAATCGAAAGGTTCCCCTCCTTTTTAGTTAAACTACTAATGAATTGCTCTATAAATAATCAATATATTCCATTGACCATAATGTCATTATATACATTCTACGAAATATGTAAATAGGAAATCGCATGTTTGATCAAAATAATTTATCTCAACTTAATTTCAAATTAAAGCTCCCTACACTAAATCAACTTGAGATGAGAGCTCAATCTGTAATTATTCCAGGACTCAATCTTGGTCAGGCTGAAATTCCAACACCATTTGTCCACATTCACGAGCCAGGTAATCTTGATTACAATGATCTACAAGTATCATTTATGGTTGGCGAAAATTTAAAAGACTATATGGAAATCTTTAACTGGATGGTTCAGTTAGGTTACCCAGATAGACTTGGACAGTATAAGCCAAAAGTTATTGATGGTAGTGTTCTGATTCTGAATAGTGCGATGAAACCTATTATGAATGTTAGATTTACAGATCTATTCCCAATCACACTTTCAGATTTAAGTTTTGATAGCACTTTATCAGAAATACAATATGCGACAGCCACCGTTTCATTTAGATTCACTAGATTTTATTTTGATACAATGATTAGTTGACATTTTATAGAATGTGTATATAAGAGAGTTATACCAATGTAATATAATATGGAGTATGTGTAATGAAAGTAATCAACCTCTTTGCTGGTCCTGGAACAGGTAAGAGTACTACTGCGGCGGATCTATTTGCTCATATGAAATGGAAAAACATTAATGTAGAGTTGGTAAATGAATATGCCAAGGAAGTAACTTGGGATGAAAGGTTCAAGATTCTTGAAGATCAACTCTACATTATGGCTAAACAGAATCACAAACTCTGGCGACTACAAGGCAAAGTTGATTGGGTTATTACCGACAGTCCACTTGCCATGGCTCTTGTCTATGCAAGTGAGAATTATCTACCAAATCATTTTGGTCATTTGGGACATGAGATATTCAACCACTATCATAATATTAATATCTTTCTCCAACGTGAGAAACCATATCATAAGATCGGTAGAAATCAGAATGAAGCCGAAGCTCGCATACTTGATGCAAGAATTAAAACACTCCTAGTTGATTCTGGTTATGACTTTATTGAAGTTCCTGCCAACCAAGATGCCAAAGATATAATTTTTAACTATATTGAGAATATGCTATGAACTATGACCTAATTGATTGTAATGCAGAAGTACTAAAGAATCAGATTCAAAAGTTTGATTTCTCTAATCCACCAACAGATCCCATTGAATTGGCACATACACTTGCTGAGCACATGCTTAAGTATAATGGCATGGGTCTGGCTGCTAATCAAATTGGACTTCCATATAGAGTGTTTGCCATTAAGGCAAATCCAATCATTGTGTGCTTTAATCCATTTATCGTAGATGAAAGTGACGATAAGATCTATCTTGATGAAGGTTGTTTGTCATATACTGGACTGATGGTAAAGGTCAAGCGCCCAAAGACAATTAAGGTCCGTTATACAGAACCAAATGGAAATGTAGTTACTAAGACTCTAGACGGTCTAACTTCAAGAATCTTTCAGCACGAATATGATCATCTCAATGGAATCAACTTTACCATGAGAGCAAATAAGATTCACCTTGAACAAGCACGGAATCGACTAAAGTCTGGTAGGGCTCCAAAGTCTAGAAATGATATGGTAACTGCATATCTTAGTGGAGTGATTTAAGTGAAACTTGATGATATCTTTGCTCTTTGGGAAGTAGACTGTAAGATTGACAAGACCGATCTTACTAATGAAGCCATCAAGATTCCACAGCTCCACCACAAATACTATCGTATATATATTAACGAGAGGCTTACTCTCAGAAAGTATGAAACTCAACTTAAGCTCCTCAAGAAGGACAAGTTTGATTTCTATACAGAAGGTCCAACCGAAGAGACTCATGCGTTAGGATGGAGACTTCCGCCCAGAGGAAAGATACTCAAAGCGGATGCAAATGGTTACGTTGAAACTGATAAAGATATCATAGATCTTACCTTAAAGATCGGTCTACAAAATGAAAAAACCGATCTGTTAGAATCTATTATTAAATCAATTGCCAATCGAAATTTCATCATCACTAACGCTATAGCCTTTGAGAAATTTCAACTGGGAATTTAATGCAGTCAGATGTTCATTTAAGATATATCAATTCAGTCCATGTAAAGGTACTTGCCGAGCCATCTATTATGATGGAACTATCGGAACATTTTACATATTTTGCTGATAATTACAAGTTCCACCCTCGCTATAAAGCCAGGATCTGGGATGGTAAGCTTCGTTTACTAAATGGACTCACCGGTCAGATCTATTCTGGATTGGCACAGCGCATTAAGAAATTCTGCGATGCTCGAGGTTATACATTTAGCTTTGATGATGAACTTGTATACCAGAATATATCTGAAGATGAACTTCGGACACACATTAAATCACTAGACATACCTGCTAAATATGAGGAACGAGACTACCAGTTTGAATCAATTCTGAAATGTCTCCGCACAGGAAAGCGAACACTTCTAAGTCCCACTTCATCTGGTAAGTCGATGATGATCTATATTATATCACAGTGGTATAGAAAAAAGAAGGGACTGATTATCGTACCGACGATCGGTCTTGTAACTCAGATGGAAAGTGATTTTAGAGACTATGGCTATACCGGAAACATCCATACCAGCATCGGTGGATTACTCAAGTCTAATGACATTGATGCAGACATCGTTATTACCACTTGGCAGTCCCTTAATAACGGAAAGTCAAAAATGCCCAAGCCGTGGTATCAACAATTTGGCTACGTATTTGGTGACGAATGTTTTGTAAAAGATTCTTTAGTACTAACACCCAGTGGATATGTTAAGATTCAAAATCTTAATGTTGGAGACAAAGTAGTTAACTATTCTCAATCTGAAAAAAAATTTAAAGAAGATATTGTTGTTAAAGTTCATAAAAATATTTCAATTGGTGAAAATGTATATGAATTGAAATTTGATAATAATAAAATCATAAAATGTACTGGCAATCATAAATTTCTTACAAATAGAGGTTGGGTAAGAGCGGACGAACTTCTAGAGACTGATGAAATTATAAATACATAGTAATAAAGCTAAAGGATTTATCAAATGATTAGCGAAACCACTATGATTAATAGAATACAAACTCAACTAAATAATCTAAATATAGATGATAAGATTTTACACTTTAATAAAGGTTTCATAACTACAAAGATCTATAAAGATGTTTATTATAAACATTATAAAGTTGCGTTTTTAGATAATACTTTATATTCAAAATATTATCCATATGGATCTAATATTTTTGATGTAGATACTAAAAAGATAAAAGGAGAAATTTCCAAATTTATAAAGTCTAAGTGTGCAAGTTTAGCTGGAATAAAAAACTTTGAGAAAAATAAGGATAAAGTACTATTAAACTTGGACGACTATTATAAAGAAAGTGGAAAATCTAGATCAGAATCTCTTAAGAAATGGAAAGATTCAGGAGGTCAACCATGGAATAAGGGTTTGACAAAACTAGATGATGAAAGAATCATGAGATCTTCACTTAGAATGATAGGTGAAAATAATCCGATCATTAAATATGGTTATGGTAATGAAGCCAAACTAAAACAGTCTAATAATATGAAGAAAAGAATATTATCAGGCCAATTTACACCAAACACAAATAATAGATTGACACATTTTGATATAGAATATTGCGGTCGAAGATACAGATCTTCATGGGAAGTGTGTTTTCATAGTCTTTTTCCTTCATATGAATATGAAACATTAAGAATTGAATATACATATAATGATAGTAACCATATTTACATAGTTGATTTTGTTGATCACATTACCAAGAATGTTGTGGAAATCAAACCATCCTCAATAATGAAAAAGAAAATAATGCAAATAAAACAATCAGCATTAAAAGATTGGTGTTCGGAAAACGGATACATCTATACACATTGGGATGAGAATACATTTAAACTTTATTCGGATGAAATTAATTTAGATCTATTTTGTGAAGAAGTTAAAAGAAAATTATATGGGATTCTGAAATGAAACTTATTTCTAGAAGAAAAATTGAATATACAGATGATGTTTATAATCTACATATTAAAGAAGATCATAATTATATTGTTAATGGTGCGGTAGTCAAAAATTGCCATGGATGTAAAGCAACCAGTCTCATACAAATACTCAGTAGTCTCGAGAACTGTAAGTACCGATTTGGAACCACAGGAACTCTTGACGGACAACCTCTCAATGAAGCAACAATTGAAGGACTGTTTGGTCCGAAGTATAAATCAATCTCTACTAAAGAGCTTATGGACCAAGGATATGTTGCCAAGCTCAAGATCAAGTGTATTATCCTCAAATACAATTCAGATGTGGCAAAGTCAGTACGAGGAAAGACATACCAAGAAGAAATTGACTTCCTTGTCAACAACGAGTCAAGAAACAAATTCATCAAACGGCTCACACTTTCACTCAAAGGAAACAAGTTACTCTTTTTTAGAATCGTGGATCATGGCAAGTTATTATATGATGCCATTAAATCCGAATCCAAACATAACACATTCTATATTGACGGTGGTGTAAAAGGTGAAGAACGAGAACGAATCCGACATGCTATCGAAGATGAACATAATGCCACTCTAATCGCGTCTTTAGGTACTACCTCAACAGGTGTGTCTATAAATAAACTACACCATATGATTGCTGCATCACCATCTAAATCTAAGATTAAAGTGCTTCAGTCAATTGGTCGTATGCTACGAATGCATAAGGAAAAAGAAGAAGCTACATTATACGATATCATCGACGACTTGTCCGTGAAGTCTCATCAGAATTATACACTAAAACATTTTGTGGAGCGTTGTAAGATATATGATGCTGAACAGTTCG